CAATCATGATGCGAAGATTAAACTTTAGTCTTTACATTTCAGTTAAAATCTATATTATAGTATATAATGAAACGCGCAAAACACCACTATGTAAATAACAAAGAATTCTCTCAAGCTGTAGTTGATTATGTTACTTCAGTAAATGAAGCTAAGGAACAAGAAGTAAATGAGCCTATTGTGACTCACTATATCGGTTCCTGCTTCTTGAAAATCGCAGAGGGTTTATCACACAAGCCAAACTTCTACTCATACACATATCGTGAAGAGATGGTTATGGATGCTGTCGAGAATTGTATCAAAGCAATTATGAACTATGACGTAAAGAAGGCTACTCGTACTGGATTACCCAATGCCTTTGCCTACTTCACTCAAATATCATACTATGCATTTCTTCGACGTATAGCTAAAGAAAAGAAGCAACAGGATATTAAAGAGAGATATATTGCATATGCTGGTGCCGATGCTTTTGCAGACTTCAATGGTCATTGCGATTCAAACTCAATTGTTGAACAAGTTCGATATAAAAGTCAAATGAATCGCGCCAAGGATGATAAGATTAAGGAGTTTGGTAAAGAGATAAAGAGAAAAGAGAGAGTTAAGAAAAAGAAGGTTGACTCTTTTGAGAATTTCTATATTATTGTAGATAATGAAATTAGCAATAATTAATGATACACATGCAGGTGTTAGAAATGGTTCTGATCTCTTCCTCGATTATTCGGCAAGGTTTTATGATAACACATTCTTTCCATATCTCATCGAGAATAAAATTACCAAGATATTGCATTTGGGTGATTACTTCGAGCACCGCAAGTATGTAAACTTCAAAGTTCTTAAGCATAATTATGAGACCTTTATTTCCAAGCTTGAAGAATATGATATTCACATGGATATCATCCTTGGCAATCATGATGTGTATTACAAGAACACTAATAAGTTGAATTCTCTTAGTGAGATACTTGAACAGTATGAGAACATCAACGTTGTTACTGAACCGACTGTAGCATCTTATGATAGCCTTGATATACTACTATTACCTTGGATGTGTGATGAGAATAGGGAAGATTCACTCAAGTCCATACAAGAAACTAAGGCACCTGTCTTAGCAGGACACCTTGAGTTGGATGGATTTGATATGATGCGTGGTGTTAAGGCTACACATGGTATGGAAACAAAACCATTCGATAAGTTCGATTTGGTTATGTCAGGTCACTATCACACCAAGAGTAGCAGGAATAACATTCACTACCTTGGCACTCAACTTCAATTGACCTTCGCTGATGCAAATGAGCAGAAATACTTTCATGTACTTGATACTGAGACAAGGGAATTAACACCTGTTGAAAATTGCGATACTATGTTTCATAAGTTAATATATGATGAAACTAATAAGCCAGATATTTCAGAAAAACTTAAAGATACCTATGTTAAGGTTATCATTCTCAATAAGAAGAACCTATATGAATTCGATAAGTGGTTTGATAAACTTCAATGCTTTGAACCATTTGAGATTAAAGTCGCTGAATCATTCGAAGAATATCTAGGTGATAACGTAGACGATGAATCAGTTAATACGGCAGACACTCCCACACTATTGAATAGTTACATTGATTCAACCGAAACAGATTTGAATAAAGAGATTCTAAAGAAGTTAATGCATGAACTCTATGTTGAAGCACAAAACATGACAGATATATAATGATCGTATTTGAAACACTAAAGTATAAAAATTTCCTTAGTACAGGAAACACCCCAACAACAATCCAACTCAATAAAGATTCCGCTACACTAGTGGTTGGGTCTAATGGTGCAGGTAAATCAACAATGCTTGATGCTCTATCCTTTGCATTGTTTGGAAAACCTCATCGCAATATCAATAAGCCTCAACTGGTGAATAGTATTAACGGTAAGAACTGTGAGGTTGAGGTCACATTCAGTGTTGGAGGTAATAGGTATAGAGTGTTTCGATCTATTAGACCTGGCGCATTCCAGATTTATCAGAACGATAAATTATTGAATCAAGAATCTCATACACGTGATTATCAGAAAGTTCTTGAGAGTAATATCTTAAAACTAAATCATAAGTCATTCCATCAGGTTGTAGTTCTGGGTTCAAGTAGTTTCATTCCATTTATGCAACTGCCAGCTGCACAACGGCGCAGTGTGATTGAAGATCTACTTGATATCGGAATCTTCACCAAGATGAATGTTCTTACCAAGGAAAGATACTCAAAGTTAAAGAATGATCTTAATAATACGGTTAATGATATGAACATTACCCGCGAGAAGATCCGACTTCAGCAAAAACATATTACAGAGCTTAAAGATATTGATCTGAAGCAAACTGTTAAGAATGAAAAGAAGATTCAAGAGTTGAAAGATGAAGCCGATCTGATGCAGCAACGCAATGAAAGTCTTCAGAAACAATTTGATGATGCGTGGCCTGCCTTAAGTGAGTCCATTAACGATGTTGTTTTAAATCAGGGTACATTAAATTCGAGTAAGACTACACATAATCATGATATCAAAACACTTGTTAAGCAAGCTAAGTTTTATGAAAAGAATGATTGCTGCCCAACGTGTGATCAGTTAATTAGTGATGATCTAAAGACTGATAAGAGGAATGATATTGAGAAGAGTGCTACAACTATCAATGATTCTCTTAAAGGTATTAATAATGAGCTTGAAACACTGCAAGATAAACTGAATACTCTGAAACAAGAACAGGATGAATTGAATAAGATTAAGACTGATGTTCGAATGAATGAAGGCACGATTCAGCATTGTGTAAATCAAATCAAAAGCATGGAATCTAATTCAGATATCAAATCCATTGATACCACAGAGTCTGAAGAGGAGTTGAGTAATAATGAAGACCATATCAAAAACCTTGAGAAGCAACAACAATCTCAGGCTCATGTTAGAACATATATCGAAGCGATCTTCGAACTGTTAAAGGATACAGGTATTAAAACAAAGATCATTCGTGAATATCTTCCTGTCATGAATAAGTTGATTAATCAACACCTTCAGATTTTAGACTTCTTCGTATCATTCACCCTTGATGAATCATTCAATGAGACGATCAAGTCTCGACACAGAGATGACTTTTCTTATTCTTCCTTTTCAGAAGGAGAGAAACAGCGAATCGATCTAGCCCTTCTATTCTCTTGGCGCCATATCGCTAAGATGAAGAACTCGGCTAATACGAACCTCTTAATCTTGGACGAAACATTTGATTCGTCACTCGACACGGATGGTGTGGATAATCTGATAAAGATCTTGTACACTCTAAGGGATGATTCAAATGTCTTTATTATCTCACATAAGCAGGATCTACTTGATGGAAAATTCCCAGCCAAGATTGAATTCAAGAAGCACAATAACTTCTCTAGTGCAAGTTGTTCATAGTCAGTGGTTTAGAACATCTATAACAGTAGAATATAGTTTGTAAGTCATTGATAATCAATAGGATAGAACCCATATAATAATCGCAGGATAATGATCAAAGGAAGAGAAGCAGATACCTTCAATATCACCAGACTCCATCTAGAATCGATGCTGAGTAAATCCGATGATAAGTCGGCAACAGATCTATTTGAGACGTTCTTCTGTGGTGTGATAGCCCCAGAGTTCTCAAAGTCATATGGAATTGATCTGAAATACACCAAAGACTATGGTGAACTGATTGATGAGTTGGATATGATTCATGAATCATTGACAGTCAATGACTTATGACTTTTTAGGCTTCCTCGCCTCAAATTTCGTAACCAGTTAATACTCAAGGGTTTAAACTCCTGTACTAATCGCTGATCATATGTTATAATATTATTATGACAGTGAGAAAGAAAAGAAACGACAGAAACTATATCATCTATCGAGTGACTATAGGTGATGAGATATATGTTGGATTGACTGTTGCTGTTGGTCGTGGATACTGGAAGTCTGTAAAGATTCGTGTTCAGAAACATATCTCACGTGCTTTGAATGAAGATAAAGACTGGACGATGTGTAACTGCATTCGTGAGAGTGACGAGACAATCTACTATGAGATTTTGGAAGTCATCCGTGGTCGCAAGAATGCTTACCAAAGAGAGAGGGAATTGATTCGTGAATTGGAACCATCTTTGAATGACTTTTAATATGCTGACTATCAACAACTTAGGACTTTTATTGAAATGTAAAAATGAGTTCCATAACCCTTTGATAGTCAATAAGATAAAGATGTTTACAAAACCCTTAAAATAGGATATAATATACATATAAGATTGAGAAAGACCTATACTATGAAATTAACCAAAAACACAGAAAACAAATCCACTTTGGCTCGCCTGCTTGCTAAAGAGAATATCACCGTAACTCATGGTAACATGAAGACGGCTTATTTCGATGTTAAGAATCGTGTGCTCGGATTGCCTACTTGGAAAGACCGCGGTCAAGATGTTACAGACATGCTAATCGGCCACGAAGTTGGTCATGCTCTTTATACGCCAGCAACGGCAATCGAAGATTTTAAGGCTGCATGTGGTAGCCTCCCATTTGATGTGTGTAACATTGTTGAAGATATTCGAATCGAGCGCATGATTAAGGATACATATCCTGGTCTTCCTCGTGTTTTCCGAAAGGCATACACAATCCTTGTCGAACATGACTTCTTTGCTATTGCTGGAAAAGATGTAGCATCTCTCAAATTCATTGACCGATTGAATCTTCGAGGTAAGATTGGTGATATCGCAAGTATTCCACTTAACTCAGACGAGGAAGTGATATATCAGAAGTGTCTTGCTGCTCAAACATTCGAAGATGTTCTTGAAATTTGTAAAGAGATTGCCTCTGATCATAAAGAAGAGCCTGAGCCAGAAGAGCCAGAAGAGTCTGAGCCAGAAGAATCTGAAGAGTCTGAGCCAGAAGAGTCTGAAGAGTCTGAGCCAGAAGAGTGTGAAGGTGAAAAGTCATGCACTGATTCTGCCGACGATGGTGAATCTGCGGAAGATGAAGAAAATGATTCTGGTTCCGATTCGTCTGATTCTGATGCTGATGCATCTTCGGCTGATGTCAAGAGTGATGAAAATGCTAAAACCATAGCCGAAAATTCTGAAGGTGGAGGTGATATGATCTCTAATGGCACCGAAGCTGCTGATGTACACGAAGATTTAGTTTCGGAAACACTCCAAAATTTTGAAGAGTCGATTGAGAAAGATGTTGAGTTGCCCTCAGAGAACGGATACATGCCAGTCATGTTACCTCGCAAAGCATATGTTTATGACAAGATGATCTCTCACAAAGAATTGGCTGCCGATCGCGGTGATCACCGAGTGAACATTGAAGCCGAGTCTGCCAGATTGAAGAGAAAATACCCTGACATGGATTTTTTAGATATCGTAAAGTTTGATACAGAATTGCGAGTGCTTAAGAAGAAGACATCCAAAAAAGTTGGAACACTTGTTCGTGAATTCGAACGTCGCAAAGCCTCTTACCAATATTCACGGTCACAAGAAGCTCGCACTGGAGTCATTGACCCAAACAAGCTTCACTCTTACAAGATGACCGATGAGATTTTTCTGAGCAAGTCAATCATCGCTGATGCTAAAAGCCACGGTATGATTTTTCTGATCGATTATTCCGGCTCCATGGGTTCGGTTCTGCCAGATGTTATTGAACAAACTCTCAATCTGGTTGAGTTCTGTAAGAAGGTTGGAATACCATTTGATGTTTACAGTTTCACAAATGCTTATTACACATCTTACGATGGTGAAATCACACCAACTGTCAATGAGATTGATTTGAGTGATGTGATTCTTATCCACCAGTTGAGTAGTTCAATGTCTAAAAGTGAATACACTGAATCGACCAACAATCTCTGGGCTCAATACTGGCTTCAGAAGTCTGGTTACCCACGCACTGTAGTTTGCTCTAAATACGAACGCCTCGGAGGAACACCACTTGACGCTGTTCTAACCATGATGTATACAATCGTTAAAGATTTTGTAGCCAAGCACAACGTTCAGAAGACAATGTTTGTCACCCTCACAGATGGTGATTCAAGCAGAGTTAATTTTAAGTCTACAGGTGATCATGCTTTTAACAGTAACATGCGAATTCAACTGGGTAACTCCACAGCAAGAATTAATAGTTACAATGGCACAGTTGGTTTTACCGAACTGATCGGAACTATTCCTTCTGTAACGACAATGGCATTCTTTCTTCCTAATTCCAACCACGCCATGACTTATAAGATTCGTGCATCGGTTGGCAACGGCTTTGCCTCCAAGAGTTCAACAGAATACAAGAAAGCAATGAAGACACATAAAAAGGACGGCTTTATTGAGATCGAAAATGTTATGGGTTATGATTCATATTTCATCTTAAGCCCAGATGTTAAGATCGAAGATGAAGAATTCACATATAACTCAAAAGACGAGATCTCAACATCTCGGAAGGCTCAGACAGCTCTTGCCAAGGAATTCTCTAAACACAATGTCGAGTCTAAGAAAAACCGAGTTCTAATGAGTCGAATCGCCATGAAAGTGGCTTAACCCGAAGTGAAAAGAGACCCGAACCCCTTAACTATCAATGACTTATGACTTTTACAACCACAACCAAAACCGAGTCATAAGTCATTGATAATCAAACAGATAAGACCATTGACAGATCCTCTAAAATAGGATATAATATACATATAAGATTGAGAAAGACCAAATATACTAT